CATAATAAACAATGCACTCGTGGTTGTGAATGCATCTGTGCCCGTCTCACCAGAAAAGCCACTGAAACCTGATGCGCCTCTTGTTCCACTGAAACCAGATACTCCTGAAAAGCCAGAATAACCAGATTCACCTGCTCCAGAACCACCGCTGATAGGTGTAACGAGTGTTGGAACCAGCAATGAACCTTGTACCTCAGCCACAGGTCTCATGGTGATTTGAACATCGCCACAAACAGCTGCAGTTGAGCTACCAATATTGGTGACTTTTACAATGAACTCACCTTCACCATAGAAAACAGTTTGGCCACTTACCTCAGAAAGAGTTGAGGTAATAGAGGTGCCTGTCGTAGCACCATAAACTGAGGACCACAATACTTCCAGTCGAACCAGATTGCTTGGTGTGGAAGAAACAACAGCATTCAATTATTGACCTCTGAGATGATAGAGTTTATTACCCGAGCCAGGATATTGTCTCTCTCAGCCAGATTACGTGTGGCATAGGATATGGTCGAGGCCGAGTTTGCGTCAGTGGATGTAAGGTGTCTTACATCACCGTTGCCATAATCTAGACCAGCGGCTTTTGGAAGTATAAGTGGAGTAATCATGGGTTGTAATTGAATTCGACCCTATCAGCAAAAGACTTATAGAGCTTAAGATGGAATCTGACTCTCTCGTCCAAGAAAAAGTATCGTTGTACTTTCTCAACTCCTTTCTTGGATCTTTTGAAATTCATCGAAACAGACTTTCCTTTAATTACTTTGGGAGTAATTGAGCCCACATGACCCAGACTTATCTTGTTTAGATTGATCACAGCCTCTTCGATAGTACTAACAAGACAGTCATGGACTTTATTGGCATCAACGTACGACAACTCGCAATCCGTCATTAAACGTCGAATAATCTTTGACTTGGTGATTGACTTTGGCTTTTTGGTCATGAGTAGTTGAGACCAAGAGTGAGAAACTGATTTAGTGCTTGAAACTGGATTGCAACATTGACCTGTCTGTCATTGGGCAGCCTCTCAGTTGAGACCGAAAGAATGTTGACCCTGGGTTCAAACTTTGCAATTGCTTGAGTAACCTCCTGTTGAACTTGGGCCTCTAGAACTGATGTGTCTGGCTCAAATACCAACTTGTTTATTTGAGTTCCAAAGTCAGGATTCATGAGGCGCTCACCCTTCTGTGTGAGTAAGAGGTTCCTTAAATCAGATATGATAACTTGAACATCTGATCCGCCATTTAACACCCAGTCACCCACTGAGGAGTTGTCAGGCAACACTGGACCTCTTAGAAACCCTCTGTTGACAGTGATTATGGGTGCTGCACCCACATCCAAATAGATGATGTTAAGGTCTGTTTGTGGCTGAGGTGACTTGTAATTCCTGCCAGAAACCTTTATTACGTAGAAACCCTTGTTGACATACGTGTGAGTGTATGAGCTAGAGTACTCATTGCTGACTTTAAGTGATCTGGGTATGGCTGTCGTTGTGCCATCTCCCCAATCTATCGTTCCAGCCAAATACGTAAGAGCTGGATCAGTCTCTGTTAGAGTAACAGAAACAGTGACCGTCTGACCCTTTAAGGTATGGGCTGTCGATGTTGTCATTTATGGAGTCGAGTGTACTTGCGCCAAGCTGTGTTGTCAGTCTCATTAGACTCGAAAACTGGAGCTGGTCCTTGCGACTTCTCCTCAGTCTTTGGCTTGGGTTCTGTGGACTCATTGATCACCAGCTTTTGTACCACAGGCTTCTGCTGATTCTCATTAAGAGTTCTCATTGGTCCTGTCAAAGCTGACTTGTCCACTTTGAAGTCATTGCCAGCAACCATACGAGCGCTGTCACCCACAATGATGCTGTCACCTGCTCTGATTTGAGGAAGAGACAGCACATCTGGCACTCCACGATATTTCTTCTTCACATGATTGTCGATGCTAGATGATTCCACAGCAGCCTTGATCTTCATCATGATCTGAGTCTTTTCAGGATCAAGTCTGGAACGAATGGTCTCGAAGATTCTCTTCAAGTCATCGGCCTTTCCCTTAGATTCAAAGGCTGGAGCCTCGACTGGGGCTGGCAAGGCAGTCATAAAGACATTGACTACATTGTCAGGCAGACGAAGATAGCGCTTGAAGATCAACTCAATCCAGGCTTCCTTTGGTAGGTTGTATGCGGCCATTACGTCAGCCAACTTTCCAAGAATGTCGGCCTGTGTTGACAACAAGTCTAGCTTCATCTGGTCCTCAAGGCCACCGATGTCAGCCATCTTGGCCTGAATGTTCAACGAGTCTAGATTGGTCTTGCCTTTAAGGATCGCGTGGAAATTACCCAACCAGGTGTACTGTGATAGGATTGGCTTGCGAATCGAACGAACCTTACGGAGGAAGCGAATGTCTTGAGCCAGCAAAGACTTGCCTGATGGAGCGTTCTGTCCGCCGGATTCACCAATACCAAACCAGCTCTTGGGCATGCCAAGGATTGAGTAGAAGAGATCAGTCAACAACTCAATGTCATAGACGTCTGGCACATTTGCAGTACCGGCCAGTTTCGAGATAGTGTGTTGAAAACCTTTGGGCATGGCCACCCACAAGACAGAATCAAGGGCCCATGGGTTGTAGAAGCTCTTAAAATCAGTGGGAGCCGCCAGGTTGTCTGTGGCACCAGCACCAAATGATTGCTTTGAACGAAGCATCTGCTTCCACCGCTGTACTGTACGCATCTGGTCAGCAGGGGCTTGTTCCTGAACGTCGATGTTGATTACATAACGATCAGGCTGAACCTGGGCTCTGTGGACAACCATCTGGTCCACGGCCATGCGTAGTTTCTTGTAGATGCCTTGAGCTTCATCATAGATAGCTTCGCCATACTCAGACGAGCGCATGCGAAACATACGACGCATGTGAAGTATGTCCCACGGATACCAGAGATCCTCAGCTCGTCCTTGTGAACTGGCAATGGCCGCACGAGGAATCTCAGTCACACCATCGGCAGCGACGAAAATATCGCTGGCTCTAGGTTTTCTGTCAGACCATTTGAAACCAATACACTGGCGATTCTTTTCAAGCCAGTAACGACGAACAAGCTTTGGATGAATGAAGTGAAGACCTAGCACGCCCTCACCTTGGGCATACTCAATCTTCTCATAATGGTTTCCAAGAGCAGCTAGATACCAGACTTGAGAGTTGAGAATGTCCTCAACGCCAATCAAATCTAGCATTTCATTGAGGTCATCCTCAAACTGGGCGTCGTTGCACTCAAACCAAAGTGTTCCTGGGTTTATAGGATCACGTTGAGTAGCTTCCTCAACAAGCTCGGTAAGAGCAGCAGCCATCAAGTCCCAGGTGCCCATTTCCTCCCAAAGATCAAGCACTTGATCCATGGATGAGGGACGCTTCATGATAGTCGCGTACTTCATCCAGGTATCTGGATTAGCCACGCGGCTAGCGTCCATGAAGTCGTCGACTAGCTCCTGGTTAGCCGAAGGCGTATTTGCACGAGGAATAATCGAGCTGACAGGGTCACCCGAACCAATGAAGCCCATCCTGCGCAGCAGCTCTGTTCCTATGGTGCTAAATTTCATATTTTCTTGTAAACTAGGGTAGAGTATGTTCTCTTAACCATGACAGAACAAGGTAAAGTCAAAGCCAAGCGGCCAGGTAAAGAGGCCATCATCGCCTTCAGATTGGAAAGTGATGATGGTAAGCTTCTGGACAAGGTTCGTGATGACCTGTCAATTCGCAGCGTCAAGTCACGCGGCCATATGTGCCGTAAGATTGTGAAAGACTTTCTCATGGGGAGACTAGTCTATATCACTCCCCAACACCAGTTGTTGGACCCTGCCCGGAATCATCCACAAGATCCTTTGGAGCTAGTTTGACTCTGAAGGCAAAATGAGTCTGGCCTCTCTGCTCAAAAGCAAAAGATGTGCTTGGCTCAGCAATAAATTGCTTGATGACATCGACCTGCTCTTCAGGAACTTTTCTGAAGAGCAGTTCGACTATGTAGTCATCGCCCTCTTTTAGTAGCTGAGTTGCCTCTAAAAAGGACATCAAGGCTGGTGACGTCATCAACCTTAAAAGCAGGCGGTCCACATAAGCCTTGGCTTTCTCATCCAGCTTTTCGGCCTCTGTGTCCTCCATCAGAAATTGAAGTATTCGATCAATTGTCACGACTTAAGTACAGTTCTTGAGTTTGTGATTGAACCTATCAAAGCTAACTGGAAATGGCGCACAGATGGTAATTCTGCCGTGCCAGTACCCAATGTAACTGTGTCTGGCTTTGCAGTTGATCCAGAGGGTTACTTCCCCTTGATCTATCGTGGGCCAAACGTCCGCTCAGCTAAGAACTGCTGGTCACTGCCATCTGGGTTGCATGAGTGTGGTTTTTCATTAGCCCAACAGTTTGCTGTTGAACTCCAAGAGGAACTGAACTTGGAAGCTGACTACACCAAGGCCAAGATGATTGGTGTGTACGAAAATATCGCGGCTGTAGACAACTGGCACTGGGTGATCACTGTGATGGCTCTGCCTGTGAAGACTCTGGATACCATGGTCAACAAGGAGCCAGACAAGCACCCTGAAATGCGAAAAGTGCACTACACTGAGTTGGGCAAGTTGCTTGATCTACAATGGGCTCCATCACTGGGACCATTTATCAAGGACAATAGCTTGGCCATTCGTAGTGCCATTTTGGACCTGATCTGATGCGATTCCTCATCTATGGCGATCTCCAGGCTGCTGATGGCCATGAGAGATGTTTCAATGACCCAAGCATGCCACTTCAAAGGTGGCGTGTCAACACCTTCATGGCGTTTCTTAAGAAAACCTATGACAAGCATAAGTGTGATGGCCTCATTGATCTTGGAGACACCACGGATGATCGTCAAGCCATTCCTATTCCCACGATCCACTCAGTGCTGACGCCACTGTCAGCTTTCAAAGGTCGAAACATCAAGCTCATGGGCAACCATGAGCAGTGGCTTAGAAGCACAGAGGTCCACCCTGGTGTCATGTATGATGGTATCTTTACTGTGATAAAGTCTCATGGTGTGATTGACTTTGGCTGTGAGGCCGTATTTGCCTGTGTCTCATACATTGACAATGAGGAGGAACTGAAGAAGACCATCATTCAGACTGTCCAGAAGGCCAGGACAGTTGCAGGCACACGTCGTAAGGTTATCTTGCTTGGCCACTTCTCAATCCAGGGCGCTTTGGCCCATGGCATGACATTACAAGATGGGCTGGTGGCTGATGACATTCCACAAGTTGATGCTGCCTTCCTAGGCCACATCCACAAACACCAGCAGTTCAAACCCAATCATTTCTACGTTGGTTCGCCCTTTCAGCAAGATTTTGGTGAGCTGAATGAGACCAAGTATGTTATGGTTCTCGATACAGAGACTGGTAAAGCTGAACTGGTAAACACTAAGATGCCGCAGTATCATCGGCAGAGTTTGGAGCAGTTCGAAGCCACAGTAAGACAAGAGTCAGAGGATCGATTTGAAGTAAGGCTGAAATCTTTTGAAGAGGCTCAAAGATTCTATGGGCACCCACTGTCCCATAGAGCTATTCCAGTCTATGATTATATTGAGTCAGCTCCAGGTCAAGCAAATGTTGAAACAGTCCAAAAGGACGTGACATTTGATGTGGAGAGCCTTATGAAGGCCTACATTAAAAATAACCCTCCAGACAAGAAAGGCATTCAAGTCATGGAGGAGGATTTGTTGGCCTTTGGTCAAGAACTAATGGGTTAATTAGTTTATACGATTGATCTTGAATTGTTTCGGAGGACCGTATTCCGAAATATAGCACTTAAGCTGCACATTAACGGGTCTGAGTGGACCCTTAACACAAAACAACATGAATCAAGTCAGTCAAGTTAGTTTCGGGACGGACGCCACGAAGTGCAATGGCTACCTGCAGTATGCTAACGAGCGCCTTGGCAATCTCGATCTTATCATCGAGAATACCTCAGATTACGATCTGTGGTTCCAAGCTAAGGTTGCCTCCACGCTTACTGCGAGTGGTTTCACTAACGTGGGTTCGGCGGTCACAGTCAAGCCTAAGGGTGTAAAGACCCTGAGCTATAACATCCTCGCTAAGAAGTTCGGCTTCTTCGGTTCTGGTGTTGACAGTTCCGGCAATGCTAAGTCTGTTACGGCCAACGTAACGACCGTATTCCGCAACAAGGGCGATCTGCGCGGCGCTCAGGTCGACATCGTCAACGCTGGCAAGCGTGGTTGGGGCTACGATCCGATCTTCAACGATCCGGTCATCGGCCAATACTGGGGCAATCCTCCAGATGCTCCAAACGGCACTCAGCCTCCGAGCGATGGCTACGGTGGTGTGTCCGGTGGCGGTGGCTACTAAGCCATTTCCACACAGCAAAACGGCCCGCAGAAATGCGGGCCGTTTTTTTGTCTTCACTCAAAGTGAAGTTTTCACCGATCGGTGAAAATGCTTATTGGAGTAAAACTCACGACTCCAAGTGACCATAAATGAAGTTGTCCTGGATGAAGCAATAGATCTTGCCATCCAGGTTCAGAGGTGTAAGACGTCCACGAGCAGGGAAAATCTCGTCTCCTACATTAGCCCTGATATCGGCTTGTGGGCCTTTCTTGGCTAGCTTGAAGTGGTGTAGATCATGCTGTGTTTCCTTGGCCGAATCAGGGATGATGATCTCACTCTTGTTCTCGAAGTAAGGTTCAACCAACAGCCAGTGGCCCATCATGTCGATGGTGTCAAAACTTACAACCTTGTCATTCAGACGACAAATCATGTCGGCCTGATGCAAAAGAAGCACTGGCTGGTTGTCAACCTTGAAGGTCGCATTGACCTGCTGAGAGCCATCAATCTGGTAGAGGTAGACCTCACCTTCCTTGGCATACATCTCCTTGGTGGTGCCATCAGGGTATTTGCCGGATCCCACTGCAATGCACTTGCCGTGGACGTGAGTCTTGTGAGCACTCTCAGGCAAAGCAATCTTGCCCTCGTAAGCCACTTCAGTGTTGACAATGGCAATGCGCTCGCCAATTGGTCGAATTTTGGTCATAGTTTAAGTAGTTCAATCTCTAGTTGAGAGACGGCTGTGTCATAGAACTGGCGATTTAGAAACTGGTCTACGGCAAACTCCACATTGTCATTTGCGTCTTGAGTTTTGCCTTCAGGCGTTTGTGGTATGTGTGCCACAGAGAATCTGCACCTATTCATGAACTTCCTTGACTCCTTGAATGCAGATTGCGTGGCATCAGCATCATACATTATGCATACCTCCTTAATTGAGCGTATGGCCATAATCTTACGCTCTTGCATAGCTGATATGGAATGTTTGAAGACTGCTATGGGCACAACATCCTTTATACCACGACGTTGAAACTCTTGTCGCAGTGACATGACATTCAGTATGGATTCAACAACCACTACCGTTGTAGCACGTTTCTCACGTGCCTCGTCTAGGTTGTAAACCCAGCATGATGAGCCAAACTTTAGCTCATTCTTTGAAGGAAATTTCTTTGTGGATTCACCTGGTATGTCAACGTATGTACGGCCCTGGTAGTAGACAACCCTGTCCCATTCATAGACTGGAAATATGGCATAGGGTTCCCAGAGGTCAGAATCTCTGGTAAATCCAACACCAGCATCGGCAAAAATCTCAACGGAGAGATTCTTACGTTTTGCCATCTTGGCTATAAGCCGATAGTAGGCGGAGTCAGGCTCATCTCTCAAGGCAATGAAGCCTCTTGGAAGTTTTACATCAATAAGAGATGGGACGTAAGATTTCTCAACTCTGTCAACCTCGTCTGAAAGACTCTCAAGGGTATCAAGACCAACAGCTTGAGTTTCCCCATCTTCAATTGAGTAACCAAGAGATTTGGCCCATCTTACAAAGTCTCCACCCTTATTGCAACGCCAGCAGTTTGTCTTACCTGACTTGACATTGATTGATCTATTTCCTGTCTTGTCACCACAGTTAGGCTGTGGATCTGTCGGGAACCACTGAGAATATGGCATGAACCTCAGATATGAGAGACTGGCCATTCATGTGTAGATACTATGTGAAGAACGTCAACGATCATATCCAAATTGCCGAAAGCCTTGGCGGATTGAAGAAGCCCAAGGTTCGTACCTCTGGTCCGTCTCTTTCTGACAGTCTTCGGGTGCTAGAGACACTTCGTAAGTCAACTGAGGCCAAACAGAAGGAAGAGGCCCCACACAAGTTGGGTCACACACCAATTCCTAGTTAAGGAACGTACCTTACGCCATCGGGTGTAGAGAGTAAAACGTCTTCACAGTAGAATGACGTTCTGATCTCGACGCCTTTTGCTTGGCTGCTAGTGTCGACTTCAGAAATGCCTAGGCTTGATAGCCAGGCATTTTTCATTATGTGGGCTGATGATGTTGACAAAGCAGAGACTGTTGAAGAAGCGTCAAAGGTTGTGGGAGTTTCTTGCGGTCTGTTACCACGTAAGAATCTCAAGGGAAGATCCCACCTAAAAGGCAGTGCTGCTCCATAGTTGTTGGCCTCAGAGATGTACTCAGCCATTTCACCAGACATGGCGCCACGTCCAGCTCTAACTCTGGCTCTCCACTTGTAGAGCAGGTGATAGATTGGTGGGTATTCTTGGCCTGTCTGTGGTATGGGATAGAGAAAGGTTATATCAACCGTCTCCATGGGTTTGTCATAGCCTGGTAAGTAATATGGGCGTGAATCACGCTTAAAGGCTTCAGCTATGGTCTCTAAATTGGGCAACTTAACAGACTTGACGTACAGCCAAGAGTTGTCCAGTGTAAAGTTCAGGTCATTTGCCACAACCTTGAAATCAACGAACCAAAGATCATCTCTCTGTTGGTCAATTCCCTCTGTGGAAGCTGATCCCCAAATGTTCTTGGAAACTATACGCATTCTACCATAACTAAATGGAAGCACAATATCCAGGAGTCTACACCGGAGTGGTTGAAGACAATAGGGACCCAGAAAAGCTTGGAAGGCTCAAGGTAAGGGTGCCTATTGCCTACGGAAACTCAAGCCAAGTGTCCACTGCCCAACTGCCATGGGCGCTGTCAAGAGGACTTCCAGCTGGTGGATCAGCCAAGTCTGGTGGAATTGACTGGATTCCAGATGTGGGTGACCAGGTGTGGGTGACCTTTCTTGATGGGGAGCCAGAGAAGCCACTGTGGGAGTGGGCAACTCAAAGTAGATCACAGGCACAAAAATTTCCACTTCATCAGTATGACAAGAATGGACGGCCATTCAGGGCAGCACTTACAAAGTTTGGCCACACAGTTGAGTTGAATGAAACGTCTGTTCTGCTTGCAACGGCCAAAGGCAACGTTATACTATTGGATGATGGAGTCGATGGAATACTGCTAAGAGCAAACCAAGACTTGCAGATTAGCGTTCAGGACATCACAGCAATCATCAGCTCATTGCAAGTAAGTGCAGAGGACCAGATCTTTTTTGAAACAACCAAAGGATTCTCAATCAAAGCCACTGACATGGCTATCTCTCTGGATGAGGATCTCATTCAATTTGTTGGACGATACTCTCTTTTCGTCGGCGCAGCTTTGTTCACGATAATTGATGGCACTGTAACTCTTGCGGATGCCGCTGGATCAACTCTTGCCTTTGATGGCGACGGTAATATTGCGATTTCTACTGGCAGTGGATGCTATGTAAGTCTATCGCCCACGACTGTTACAGTATCGACGCCAGATCAATCGTCCGTTGTTGTGGGTGAACTTGGAGTTCAGGTGTCAGCCCAAAACATATTGATCAATGGTGGAAACATTGCACTAGGCGCACTCGCAAAAAGTACGGTCACACTTAGCGATTTACTCGTTTTAGCTTTCAATTCCCATACCCATTCAAATGGCAATGATGGATCTCCAACTGGACCACCTATTGTGCAAATAACGTCAGAAATGATAGGGTCAACCACAACAATAGCTCAATAGTATGGCAACACCTTCAGTCGGTCTAAATTGGCCCAGATCATCAGTCTCTGTTGATAAGGCATCGAACACGATTACCATCGTAATATCGTTACCATTGCCAACAGTTTCGTTGCCCACTATTTCTTTTGGATTTCCACCAAAGCTGCCTCTGCTAAAAGTTCCACTCATACCAGAGGCACTGAGGGCCATTGCAAAAACCTTGGCTCAACTACAGAAGATCATAGAGAAACTACTGTCACTCATACCCAGAGCGGCAATAAGATTAGTGGTTAAAGTGGGTCCAATTGTAGTGATTGACGAAACATTCACTACAGCCGATGCACTGGCTGCTACAATAGCTTTGACACTCTGTAATAAGAGCAACAAGTAATATGGCAAATTACAATGGATGTGAAGTCATCGACTCAGCCATAAGTGGCATGGTGTCAAAGATGAACACACTGAACAACAATTGATAGAATTGACGTACAGAGTTACGAAAATCTCAGGCAATCATGTCCATTTCTAGATCTCCCATCAGCAGCTGAAGGACTCAACAGGCTGAGGTCAGATCTGAACCAAGCCTACAATGCTTTAATTGCTAGACTAAGACTGCACCCATTTCTTCAACTACAGCGCCTAGTTGACCAACTGGATAGACTTATCGCTCAGTCTGGCGTGGATTACGCCTGCGTTCTCCAGTATCTTCAATGTGCCCAAGCGGCATGTCAAGCTGCAGGACAAATATCAGCCACGCTTGAAAGAAATGCCACTGTTATTGACGAGTATGGCAAGAACATCTTGAACACCACATCAGCTGTCCTCTCAGAGAGGGGCCAAGCCAAAGTTCAAGAGATCAAAAATGTCATCAGCCAAGTTGAAAATCTGTCAACCCCGTAAAAGTATTTAAGAGCATGAGACCTCAGGGTTTTGTAACCATTTCAAAATTGACTCGTCCAGACGGACGGGAAGTATCCACACAGGAGGCTGTTGACAAGGGTCTCATCAAGCCCCTAGCCAGAAAGCCATCTGGTTGGGGTATTCAGAAACACGAGATACCTCTGGGTCACAACCTGTTCACTGATGAGGGCCGCCAGACGATGGCCTACGCCTTTGGCTTTCGTAGTCCTATTGTCAACTATGTGTGCACACAGTTTGGCATTGGAACTGGCACAACCCCACCCAAGGTCACAGACGTAGCTTTGGAATCTCCTCTGACCTTCTACGATTCAGATTCCAGCGGTACGCCTGACAGCCAGTACAAGCCTATATCCAAGGCGTCATTTCCGTATCCTTTCATTGTCGACATAGAGCTGGCTCTAGCCTATAGTGAAGCAAACACGTACCTTATCACTGAATTAGGCCTATTCACAGGGTCTAGTGGCGGTGGTGGAAATACTCTTTTGGCCAGAACTGTAGTTAAACCGAACGAGATCTTATGCCAGTAAAAATTAAATCTGTGGGTAAAGGAAAGTACCGTGTGTCAACACCAAGCGGTACTAAAGCCAAGAGTACTACCAAAGCAAAAGCTGAGCGTCAGAAGCGTTTGCTTAACGCCATTGACCATGGATGGAAACCCACTGGCAAGCCACCTAAAAAGTCAAGAACTGAGAGCTTAGCCATACAGGTGGTTGAAAATCTTTTGGAGAACGTGAGGGAAGAAATTAAACGATTTCTTTTAGATGACATTGACAGTGACTATGGATTTTACTCCAGAGTTAGTAAGTATCTTCGTGGCCGTGTGCTTAGATCAGAGGAGGACTGGGAGAGTGCACGGAGTGGACAAGAACTGATCGATGAACTCATTTCAGAGTGCCCTACCAACGAGGTCACGTCATCCACACTTGAAATGTGGAGAGTGCTCCAGTCCAGCCCCATCAACTTCTTCGTTACGTTGAAGAATGCGGGTGACAACAACATCGACTACCAGTTCCAGGAGTCCTCTGATGGTGTAACCTGGGCTAACATTGCCAATACCAGTGGCACATTGACCCCAGCTGGTGGCAGTCAGATCATCTCCTACAAGATCAACTCCAGCTTGGCTATGGTGCGTCTGACAGCTTCAGCGAGCAGTGGTTCAACAATTGACTTTGCTGTGTCACGCTACTTCAACCGTGCTCAGTATGGTCCTCTGCCACTACTGTCACTATGAAGACTCAAGATAGAGCCAACAAGCTGGTCAGCATCCTCCTGGGTGAGGCCGATGCTGATGACTACCTCAACAAGCTTGGCATCGTGCGCCACTCGAAGAGCACGCCACCACCTCCAGTCAAAGTTAGTCCAGACAGCCTTGCAGGAAAAATCCTGTCAGGAAATGCTCTTGGCGACGAGGACCTGGATGTTGATGAACTGATGGATAGGTGGGCCAATAAGAGACTGCGTCATCACCACCTTCGGCCCGACCGTAACACGGTTGAAGCACTGCTTAATGACTTGGGCAGTGACTTAGACGAATACCTGGAATACAACGAAGACGTCTACAACAGAATTCTGGAGCAGATTTCTGAAGAGCTTGAGAGCAGCAAGCGTGATCCAAACGGTTGGTTTCAGATGCTCAAGTCCGTCTTGGCCAATGAGGATGAGGACTAAATATCATCAATTGAGACAGGTGCAGCATTGTAGTATCCAGTAGAATACTGCTCCCGTATCTCATTCAGATTGGCGTCGTCTAACTCGCTTGGATGACGCCAATTTAGTTTTTGTGGGCCTGATTCCAGCACTGCATCCTGGTGTAGAATGGTTGCCTCTAAACAGTCATAGAAGACTTGCTTCAGGGCCTCGGGAATCTGGTCATCAATAGTAAGCACAGCTTCCTCAAAGCTGGCATTTTCTGAGACAGACTCAAACAGCTTGGCCACTTTGGCTGGACCCCAACCCTTGATGCCTGATATGCCATCACCTGGATCCCCAAGAATGGCCAAAGCAATTGATATGTGTGATGGCCTCTTGATCGACCACTTCTGGATAACCTCATCTGTGTCAAGGATCTTCTTCTTGTTCAGGCAATAGTAACCCACTGTTCTGACAAGCCCAAAGCCAATCGATATGCTCCTTGAAACTGGCTCTGTGGTCATCATAGCCTTCAGGCTTTTCCTCGCGGACCTTTTCTGACTTGGATTTTCCATCCCAGCAAAGTATGGCTCTGGTAGCTTTGGTGTGATTGATAACACCTAAGAATGAACGTAACCCAGCAATCACCGGGTCAGTTCCAGAGCGTTGAGCAGCAAAAAATGCACGAGCATACAGGCTGCTGGCATCTATGACGATGTCTATGTCAGTGGGACTACAATTCATTGCCTAGCATTGTTGGGTCAAAAGGTGGTAATTCTTTGCTGGCCTCATTATGCCATTCTATGAACCAGTCAAGTGCATAATCCGGGACCTGGAGAAGATCCACGTTCATGTTACGACAGTTAGTCGCTACCATCCACACTCTGTGCCACCTGTCGTATAGGGCCCTTTCGGACTCTCTGACGAAAAAACTCGGAGTCCAGCTGGACCGGCACGCTGAACTCCGCCTTACACTTATTGCATGAGTATTTGATCTCAGGGCTGAGGTGAGGGTCCAGCTCACGACGCATGAGATTAAAATAGAGCTGATCAGCCGGTGACAAAGCACCGTACCAACGATCAACTTCCTCCAATGAATCAGGCTTGCCACCACCCACGGCAACAATGCCCCAGAGTAGTTCGGCTGACTCTCGTCTTACTGTTGAGTTTTCAATCTCAGTACGTTGGTCCAAACGTTGAATGTCACCCACAGTTAGTGGGCGGATTGAAACCTCGTCCTTACAATCAGGAAGTGTAAAAGTATCATGGCCAATGTAGCCATCGTTCTTAACACCCACCATCTCCATGTCATCAGGGATACGGATATGGTCCTCTGGATGGAGGAAACCACAAGCTGTGCACTTGGCCTGGTGAGCATAGACTGAGTTGTTTCTCATGGCACGAGAAACCAACAAGATGGTCTGAACATCACTGAACACCAGCTTTTGAACAGGGCACTGACCAAGAGGAACGATGCGTTGGACAGCCTGAACCAAGAAATCATTGGGTGCCAGACCCTGGTTCTTTACAACCCAATCGTCCATCTTGGAGTCCCATGGGTAGATGGTTATTTCTCCCTTGGGAAAGTAGTCCAAGGTGGTGAACCCACCAGAGAGAAGTCTGATTTTCTTTGAGAACTTTTCCCGTGTTGGTCTGAAATCCTGGATGTTACTCTTAATTGCCATGACACTAAGAACACGCATCGGTTCATGTTCTTGAGAAGTATGAACGTCACTTTCGCCTTTTCAGGTCCTTGTAATGCTGGAAAGACAACACTCATGCACAAGATCAAGGACCGCTTCGGCTCAAAGGTCCACATCGTGGGTGAGTGCATCAGAGACAAGATCACCTCCATTGACGTTGTTAGAAACTCAGCCCAGAACTACTTTAAGCTTCAGCAGAAGGTGGTCATGGAGAAGATCAAGATGGAGGATGAAGCAAACTCTGGTAGTGGCAAGCTGATCCTTGTAGACAGAAGTCTGGCAGACTCTTTGTTTTACACGACGTTCTACATTGACATCAAGGCTCTAACAGATGCCCAGAAGATTGACTACGTCAACTTTGTCAAGACCATTACAGAGACGGCCAAAGCAAAGAAGCGTTATGACATTGTCTTCATGATGCAGCCTTTGCCCATCACAGTCAAAGACCCAATGAGACCCAACGACTTGATGGTGACCCAGACCATTGAGCACCAGCTCATTGAAACTTTGAACATTGGGTTGTTTACAGGTTTGTCCAAGTTGACTAAGGTAGACGTGCGCAAGGAAGAAGACCAGATACTCAGTGCCTGTGAAGAAGCACTGTCAGAAATCGCATGATTATCCACGCCACGAATGTACCTGAAGCCTACTCAAC